CGCTCTCGATTTACGACGACAACAAACATATTTGCTCCCTCATCGCGAAGGATGGCACTCAGATCCTTGAACTCATCATCGAGCGCGAGGACGGCGACAAGCTCTGCCCCGGTACACCTGATCTGGAGACGTTATAATGAACCGAAATATCCCGCTCGATGAGTTGGCCAAACAACTTGAATTGATGGCTGATGATTTTAAGAATCCTTTCCTCGCATCCGCATCAACCCGTCTCGCGCACGTCGCCGCCGCGCTCACCTGCCTTCAGGACGCGCTTTTTTACGTCCGAATGTACCAGTGCGCGGATACGACCGGCGAGGGCGAGAAACGACGACAACAACTCATCGACGATTCGGAGACGATCATCAGCCTCATCCGCACCGGAGGGATGTATCCATGAGCCGCAACCTCTTCGCGAAACCAGTCTATAAGGTCCAGCTATCCGGCGCGATTGGCTGGAGTGACATGAAGGAGAAGGTCGTCAGTTATCGCACGGTCGAATTCTCCTCGCGCAAGGACGCGGAACGGGCGGCGCGTGAACTAAACCCCGGCGAGTACACGCAGGGGCGGATTCGGGTCGTCCCGGTCGAATTGTCGGAGGACTACGATATCTATCCGGTCGTTGAGCGAATAAGCGAAAAGCCAAAATCCATCTAACTTCTCCAATCCGCCCCGCGCATCTAACTTGTCGGCCATTCTATCCCCTGTCCAAGAGCATGAAAATCTATCCATCCTCCCCCTCGCCCCTACGCGTCGCCAACAGCGCAACGGTATCAACACGTCATTCGCCAATCAAAAACGCTCTACGGGGCATTTCTGAGCGATTGAACGGCATATCGAACGAGCGATTGAGCGGTCTTGGAGGGGTTTCAATTCCGCCGCTGACTGCGTCCGCCCCGGCAGGGAGCGGTTCAAGCAAGTCTGCGAAAGCGGAATTGTACTCCCTATTTATGGGGAGTTAAGTAACTCCCAATAGGGGAGATAGCGGTAACCATGCTAACTTTCTGTTAGCCAAAAGTGGGTTAGATGAAAGTTAGTTTGGGAGATGTTGACAATATCGAAACGAAGAGTGAATTTAAAGTTCGTATGAGCTATCTGGAAAACGGATCGACGCACCGGAGCCTGTTCCGGTTAATGCCGCCCCTGCATCACGATGCGGACCCGAACCGCTCGCAAGTTCTGGCCTACATTGGTGAGAATCTGGCGTGCGACATCGGGCGGTCGATACGGGCGTTCAACTCGATGCGCCATCCCAAGTCGAAGGTGGTGGTCTTCGATCAGGTCCACCGGATGTGGAAGGGCTGCGACTGGTTGCCCTCCGATGAGAACTCCAAGGATGCCATGATCTTGGTTGAGCATCGGGCGTTGGAACGCCGGGTCATCGCGATGGATGGCGAGCTTCGAAAAGCTTTGAAAGAAATCAAGAGGCTGAACAAGCAGATGGCCGACTTGTATTCCGACGCGAAGACGATGGGGGAGTCTGGTGGTGACGAGAATCAGAAAACTCTGGTCGAGGAGTTTAACGAAATATTTGGAAAAAAGAGCGAAAAACCCAGCAAAACCAAGCATCAGCCACCTGTCAACACCATCGAATCGATGGTTGCCGCAGCTTGGAAGTGAGAATTATCAAAATAGATTTGACTCGACCTGATGCAACCCATAACTTGTCACAACGATTTCCTGCAATCAGGCGTAGAGTGCGTCGAGGTGGCGCAACGAGGTTTCGGATTTTTACCTGTAATGATCACCTGATTGCATAACCAACGAACCATGAAGTGCTACACGACCAAGACTGCCGCTGAGATGCTGAACGTATGCAGCGAGACATTGCGCCGACTCTGCCGGGAGGGCGCACAACACCGCCGCGTCGGTCGTCGCATTTTGTTCACGGAATCAGATTTGGCCGCGCTGCTTGATTCAAAGGTGATGCGAGATGAAGTAAATCCATTCGCCCGGAAACCGAAGGCTCAGGAGGAAGTGAAATGAATCAGTGCAGCAGCTTAGACCGAAAGGTATGCACAGTTTGTAAATTGGAACAAGGCTTCGATTGTTTCGCAAAACAAAAGCTAGCTAGGAACGGTGTAAAGGCCAGCTGCAAACTGTGTGACAAACAATATCGGATTGCAAATAAAGACAAAATTTCAGATCTACAATCAAAATACTACCAAGAAAACAGAGATAAAATAATAAAGAGGACCAGAGAGTGGTATGCATCAACCATTGATCAAAGGCGTTTGAACGATAAAAAACGTTACGTTGAAATTAGGTCAAATCCAGAAAGACTTTTGATCTTGAGGGAAATAATGAAAAAAGGATCAAAAAAATACAAAAACAAGCATCCAGAACGGGAAAAGGCTCGATTAGCCGTTCGTCGCGCAATCAAATCTGGAAAATTAACTCGACCTTCAGCTTGTTCGTCTTGCGGATGCGAATGCAAACCGGATGCACATCACGATAGTTATGATGTAAAAGATTGGTTGAATGTCAGGTGGTTATGCGACAATTGCCATGCAACTTATCACCGCAAACATTCAGATCAACCAAAGTAAATTTTATCCGCTGAGTTCAGTGGATGTGTAAACAACAAAGAAACAACAAGAGAATACAAATGAGCAGCAACCTAGTTCCGACAACGCAAACGCAACCGTCCAGTCCTGACTTCTACGACCGCATCGACAGTCCGATGGACGCGGTTAAGACGATGGGCGACTGGATCGCACATTCCGGCATGTTCGGATGCGTCAAGCCAGAGCAGGGCTATGTCCTAGCTTTGGAGTGCATCGCCAGCCGAATGACTCCGCTGAGCTGGAAAAGAGAGAACCACTTGATCAACGGCAACATCACCATGAAGAGCGAATCGATGCTCTCTGGTCTGATGAATGCCGGATGGGATATCGACTGGGTGCAGTTCGACGCCATCGCCGCCATCGCCGACTTCACCAAAGGGGCGAAGAAGGTTCGCGTCTCATTCACCGCAGAGGATGCGAAGATTGCCGGTCTAATCCCCGCGAAAGCTGGCAGTGGATGGGCGAAATTCCCGGCAGAGATGCTGCGAGCGCGAGTCATCAGCAAGGCAACGCGAATGCTCGATCCGCGAATCACGCAAGGTCGATATTTGCCCGAGGAAGTGGCCGACTTCTCCTCTGCGCCGTCAACACCCACCATCACCGCTACGACGCGCCAGACGGTCAATGTGACGCCGGAACCAGCCTTCTCGCTCGTCGAGAAGTTAGAGCAGATCCTTGAGCCACATTCTGATATCGCCAATGCGTTCCTCGTCAGCAAGAACTTGATTAAGGAAGGTCAGAACTTCCGCGATGTCAGCGCCAAGGTGGCCAACATGATCCTCGCCGATGCCGAGGGTTTCATCTCCAAGGCCAAGACGTTCGCTAACCCGCCCACCGAATGAGCATTCTCAACCAACACGTCAACCTCGACATGCCAGCGGCTCAGTATCACGCCGTTGACGCTCTCTCGAAGAGCATGATGAGCAAGATCCTCAAGTCCCCGGCTCATTACAAAGCCGCGCTTGAGGAGCATCAGGAGCCGACGAAGTCGATGCAGATGGGTACGGCGATTCACACCGCTGTATTGGAGCCGCAACTCTACTCGCAAGTCGTCGCCGTTGTTCCGCCAGACATCGATGGACGTACGAAGGATGGCAAAGCGTGGAAGGAGCAGCACAAGTCGCGCATCCACCTGACTCACGCTGAAGACATCGACGTGCAAGGAGTGGCCAACAGTGTCCGTCGTCATCCGTTCTGGGACATCATTCATCTCGACCACCGGATCGAAGCCAGCGTGTTCGCTCAAGACGAGGAAACCGGCATCGCTCTCAAGGCGCGTCCCGATCTGTGGATCGAGGGTCATACACTCGTTGACATCAAGACGACCGACGACGCATCGCCCGAGGCGTTCCTTCGAACCATCGCATCGTTTGGTTATCACATACAGGCCGCGCACTATCTGGAGATGACCGGCGCTGATAGCTTCATCTTCGTAGCGGTCGAGCGTAAGGCTCCGTACGCTGTCGCTATCTATCGACTGGATGCCGAATGGCTTCAGGCTGGTGCGAATCTGCGACGCAAAGCAATCTCGACGCTGCACGAATGCCGCGCACTGGACAGTTGGCCAGCCTACCCAACCGCTACACAAACCCTTTCATGCCCTAAGTGGGTGCTGAATAAATCCGAAAACTAACCACCGAATAAATTATGTTCCAAGTAAACCGCCGAGATGCTGGAGGCCGATACATCGATGCCGAAGGCGACTACACCGTCACCGTAGCCAAGGTCGAGGAAACGCTCGATGCGAAGGGCCGCGAGGTCTGTAAGGTTACGTTCAAGACTGAAGATGGCGCATCCATCACTGACCGTTTTATCAATCAGGAGAATGTTTGGTTCCGCGTCAATCAGCTTGTCGCAGCAACGAAGCACAATGTCCCCGATGGAACCGAGTACGACTTCCTTGGCGTCAAGGGCAGCTACGCGGCGTTCTTGAAGTCAATGACCGGCTTGGAGCTGCTCATCACCGCTCGCTCCGAGGAGTATATGGTCAACGGCGAGACGAAGAAGACGCTCCGCATCAAGAACATGCGCGAGGTTCCGATTGCCGAAGTCGATGGCGACGATCTTGATCCGAAGCCGTTCTAAGGCGCATCACGGAGGGGAGCGCATTCCGCGATAACGCTCGAAACTAAAACCCAAGAATTAAAAAACGTATCTATGGTCAAACCAATCAAAGAAGACAAAGAGCAGTATCGACTCACCTTCAAAGGACTGCTGTCCATTTATCTGCCCGACAAAGTTATGAACGAAGTCTTGAGCGCAATCGAGCTATCATGCCGTCGCAACGGCTGGGGTATCGCAATCAACGAGGAGAACCGACTGGACTTTGTGCAGATGCAACAAGTGAAGGAGGCAAAGCCGTGAGCCAAATCAACGACGGAGGACCGGCGTTTCCAACACCAGTCGGAGTACAGCACAACGATGGCATGACCCTCCGCGACTACTTCGCGGCGGCCGCCACTGAAAAAGACATTCAGGAGTTTATTCCTGCAACCTGTGGAGAAGCTGATCAGTTCCGGCAAAAACACGGATTCTTACCAAGTCGTCAGTGGGCGAGATATTGCCATGCCGACGTGATGCTTAAGGCGAGGGGGGAGAAATGAGCGATACACCCAAGACAAATGCGGCAAAATTCTGGTCTGACATTGGAGGGTGGGTAACGCCTGCCTCTAAGTTTATGGAACTGGAACAGGAACTCAACGCGGCAAACCGGCGCATCAATCGATTGGCGCAGGCTGGCGACTGCTTATTGAGTCATCGCAACAGCACCGATTATCACGAAAAAGTTAGAGAGTGG